AGCGGACACTTGGTCGAACGCTACCGAGAGCGGAGCGCCAAAGGACGCAAGACGTTCAACGCGCTGGCGCATTGTCGGCGCAGGTTTCCGGCGACGGCTCATTCTGTATCGTTCTCCGGGCTAGGTGCAGCCCCCTGCGGCTTTGGTTCTTCAACCGGCTTGTCACCCCACGGGACGGGGTTGCGGCCGTCCATTTTCCGGGCTTCGTTGATTGTCAGGGATTTGTTTTTGATCTTGATATCATTGGCTTCCGCCAGCGACTTCTGATCACCGCGCAACAACGCGCCTAAATCGAACTTGATACGCAGACCGTCTTTGCGCTCCTGTGACGTCAGCAGTTTGCGCGACATTTCATCTTCGTACTGAACCACAATCGGAAGGATTGTCAGTTGGGCAAATCCAATCATCAATTGTTCAATGCCGGTTCCCCAAACCGTGGAGCCAGTGCGCGATTGAACAAGCATCAGCGGCACGCCGTAAACGCGCGCAACTTCGGAAACGATTTGCTCGCGGCCGTCATTAAGTTGTGCTTGTTCGGGGCTTATTGTCGTCTGAATCCACTTGATACCGTCTTCAAGCACTTTCGGTTTGAAGTGCTGTTTGCGGGCGGTCTTCATGTCCAAGGTTTGCTTTTCTAGCGCCTCGATAAAGTTACCCTTGGACTTCTGATCCATCCTGCCGGGGTGTACGAAGTAGCCGCCCGACATGAGGTCATTTTTGAAGAAGTGCGAAATGTATTCTTCCATCGCCAGGCCAGCGCCAATGGTTTGCGCAGCAAGGCGGACTTTCGACATGCCGATAATGCCGTCTATCGACATGTCGCGGACGTGGATCACGTCTTCGGGTTTCAAGTCTTTCTGAACGCCGTTGATAGACGTCCGGTAGCCAGTGATTCCGCGCTTGTTGGGCGTTGTGATATCGGCGACAAGCGGGACTGTTTCAGGGTCGAGCGGCCAAAGGCGAATCGCTTCACCTGACGCGCTACGCTCAATCTGCATGTAGTCGTCGCCCCAAAGCTGGAACTTGGTTTGCGACGTCTTGAGTAGTGACGGCATGCCGTAGCCGGCTTGCGTGTTAGGTTCACGAAGTAGGTCCGCTACAGGGTGATCGGTGACGATTTCGAACGACGAACCGTCTTCCGATTCCTTGGTGAGCCGAACGGGAAGGGGACCGACAGTGTCCGCCAGGACGCGGACACAGGCGAAGACAGCGGGAAGCCCGAGTGCGGTTCGTTGGGTGACGACTTGACCAGACGTCGAACGCTGTGCCGCGCCGCCCCAAAACTGCCAGAAGGATTCCGGATCAGCCGACGTGCTGACGGACGGCAGGAACGCTGCACCAAGCAAGCGCAGTCGATTGCCGAGAGAAAGCCTATTCTTCGTCGTCATCGACACTCGCTAGGGTGTTCTTGTCCCGATAGGCGGACGGGCCTTCGTCTGCGAACTCGTCTGAAATGCCGATACCGATGATTGACGCGACAATCCCGTCAATGCGGCCGGTTGCTTTATCCTTCGCAGGTTTCAAGTTTTCCGCCGCATCCGCTGTAACTGCTACATTTCGTGCGTTCCAACGTAGAACAGGGTGTCCGCCGTGGTCAATTTGTCTTTGCAGTGTCTTTCGTTCAAGGAATTTGGTCGGTCCGCTCATAGAACCGAAACCCTGTCCGAACATCGAGCATTCAAAGCCGGCGTTCGTGATGGCGGTCGCCATGCTTGTTGCGTTCCAACGGTCGATACCAACCGCGGCAACTTCGAAATCCTGGGCGTATTCCTTGAACGTGTTGAAGACCACGTCGTAATCAATGACGTCGCCGTCCGTCAGGATCAGCGCGCCGACTTCGGCCGCTAGCTGGTAATCGAACTTGTCGCGTTTTTTGCGCTTGTCCAAATCGTCTGCACGCTCGCCGCGCGGCAAGAAGAACAACGGCAACAGCACCCAACGCGGATTGTTTTCGTCGGGCGGAAACACGAACACGACGGACGACAAGTCGGTAGTGGACGACAAGTCGATACCCACCAGGCAGCGCCGGCCGCGGTTCTTTTCTCTGAAATCGCGCCAGCGCAGGTTCGCCGCGCGGTACAGAATCGGGAGCGTTGCGCGGTCTATGTCGGGCTGGGGTTCATCCTTGTGCCCGCAGTCATCCCATCGCGCCATATCGAGCCAGACAGTAGCTTGATCCACCCACAGATTCAGCAGGTAGCGTTTCACGTCATTCGTTTTGCGGGGGTTGTCGCGGGCCTTTTCGATTTCACCCATGATGAAGTCAAGTTTGACCGTCGTTCCAAGACCGGGGTTCGCCTCGCGCACCGCTTCTTCAGTCGTCCAGTACAGCGGGTCTTTCGCGTCTTTCTCCGCGTCTGCCGCAGCGATAAAGACATAGGTGTCTTCAGCCCACATTTCGCCGTTCAGAATCGCTTCGCACATTTGGAAGTGTTCCCAACCGACACCGTCGCGAAGGCCGGCGGTTGAAATCAGGAAGTTCATTGGTTGGCGGCGCGTGCCCTGTGACTGGCGCAGGAACGTGTATAGATCGTCGCTCGCCCACTCGTGGATTTCGTCGCCGATAAGTCCGTGTACGTTCAAGCCGTGCGAGCCGCGGGCCTTGCCGGTCAGGTACCGGAACACCGCGCCGAGCATGTCGACCCACAGTGATTTTTTGAACGGCGTAACCAGGCGTGACAGTTCGGGCGACGCCGCGACCATGCTCGCCGCCATATCGAAAACGATTGCAGCCTGTTCTTCCTTGCTTGCGATAGAATAAACTTGCGCGCCGTGTTCGCCGTCGCCAATCAGCAGCAACAGCCCGACGCCCGCGGCGGTTGTGGACTTGGTGTTCTTCCGAGGTATCCACACGTAGGTATAGCGGTAGCGCCGGAACCCAGTGTCCGCGTGGACCCAACCAAAAATATCGCTAATGATTTGTGCTTGCCAATCCATCAGGACGAGCGGCTTTCCAAACCACTCACCTTCATTCAGACGGATGAACTTCGGAAAGAAGTTTTGCGCCTTACGCGCCTTCTTGGCGTCAAAGCGATACTTACCCCCGCAGTCGTCGGGTATGGTGCGGCGAATGCCCAACGCGCGCTACTTCTTGATTTGCGGGAAGGTCAGGTGGAAAAGCGGTGGGCCTTTGTGCGGCGGTACCGGCTTGTCCAACGCGTCACACTCACGAAGCACGTCGACAACACGTTTCATGTGACGTGCGCGGCACTCAACGTTGAACTTACCACCCCTCTTGAACGCGATTGAATCTGTGCGGCCGTAGTTGAAGAAGATATGCGCGCGATCGGTTCGCGCCGCCAACAGGTCAAGCGCCATCGGGTCTTTGTGTTCAAGCTTCTTCATCGCCATCTTCTTCGTTTAGAAATCCAATTGCGCCGCCGCGGTTCGCGGTTTGCTGACGGCCGGCAAGTGGCAAGTCCTTCAGCGCGGACATAAGAGTTTTTTGCACCTTCATGCGCGACTGCGGCGACAGTCCTAGTTCGCGTTCAAGCGACTGCATTGATTGCTCAACGCGCTGACGCGCCATCACCGCGGGGTTGGGCGCGTGCGACATGCCGAACTTGGTTTCATTGGTGACGGTGAAGCCGAACGAGTCGATATCGCCGGTTAGCTGTACCCACTCAGCGACATAACGGCAGTAACGCGCCAAGCTAAACAGGTCGGATTCACGAAGCGCGCGGGCGTCGACAAGCAGCGGCGCGAGAGCGCGCCAGGTCGCCACCGCCATAGCTGACATTTCGGATTCCCCGTGCAGCATCGCCGGGGGCTCGGGAACGTAGTCGAGAGGGGAGGGGGTTGTGGGTGTGTCGCCGTTGGTGTCAGCGGCTACGCGATTGCCGGGGTTGCCCTGCAACGCGCGGTCTTCGTCGCTGTACTGCTTATCAGGTCCGCGGTCGCCCATCTACGGACACTAACAAAATAGAACGCCGCTGCAACGCGGGAATGCAGCGGCGTTTGCATTTCGCACACGTGAAAGACGTTAAGCGAGTTCTGGAGATTCCGCGTCGCTAAGAAGCTTCAGAAGTTCGGCGGCGTCTGGCGTCTTGCCGTCGCCGCGGAGTTCTTCAACGGCGGCGGACAATGCGGCTTCAAGCGTATCGTGTACTGGCGTGGTGATAGTCATCCCCGTCCCTTTCGTGTTGTGTGACTGTTATCGCGAAATATCGCGGTTGCAGTTGGTGCGGTATGCTTTGGTGATACGGGGATCAACGTCGTTGTACGACAGATTGCCCAACTTCGCGTCAATGCAGGCGTCAACCAGCGCTGCACGGGCTTCACCTTCTTTGATCGCATTCATGAAGCCGTAGGCGGCGCTGGCGGCAAGAGCGATAACGATAACAGCTTTCATTTATGTCCTCCCTTGTTGATAGCACCAGACTGCGCGTTCAGCGTGAATGGCCGATTAAATGTGACATGTCAATTTTCTTCATTCGCATATTTCGCACATGGCGAGCATTTTGATAGCGGCGTCTTTAAACTAGACGCGCAGAATGCTGCTATGCAGCAGCGATTTGTTAACCCTGTATATGCAACAATCTGCTTATCAATCAAAGGGTCTTGCCAAACAGGCGAAACGTGAAGTAAACACCCCAAACACGGGAACAGGGTTTTACGGCCGTGTTTGTAATGCATCGCAGCAATTCCGCCGCGGTGAAACGAATCGGGGTCTTGAATGAAGCTAAAGCGAGTAGACGACGGCGAATACCACATTTCACACGGCGGGAAGACGCTTCAAATCCTTCGCGGCACGGATCGCACTTGGACGGTCAGCGCCTATGAGGGGATTGAACTTGAAGACAAGGAAGCCGACAGCTACCAGGCAGCAAAGAAGACAGCAGAGAAAATTCTTCTGTCGTCCGCGAAGCTGGCAAGCAAGGTGACTGAACCGGCCGCGCCGAGCCGGACGGACGCGTTGTCCACAATCAGCAGTATCCGCAGGCAGCTTGACGAGCTTGAACGTGGCCTTTCCAAGAAGTGACGTATTATTCGCCTGCGACGTGTCCCTTAGAGTCATCAATTCCTAGGCGAGACAGAGTGTTCCGTGTCGCCTAGGAATATTTTCCTATTTGACCCTGAAAACCTGCGCGGCGGATTTTTCATT